CTGAAATGTTCTCGCCGGCGAAGGCATTCATCACCGTGGTCAGACCATCCACAGCCGTCTGAGTATTGGTTACGCCCCCAATCGCGGCCCGTGATGCGATTTCCAGAAAGCTAATGGCGTTGTCAGTAGGCACCCCGGCGCTGATCGCTTGATAGAGCGCACCCGTAGCTTCTACCGCGTCAATGCCCAGCGACTTGGATAGATCCAACACATCCTGCTTGACCGCATCCAGGTTCTCGGACACCTCAGGCGTCAGGGTGGCAACCTCCCGCATCCCCTTGTCAAAGTCAGCGGCCATCTTGACCGATGCGCCGGCTACGGCAATCGCCGCAACCCCGACCAGATTCAGGGCTTTCCTGGTTTTGCCTAACGCGCCGCTGGCGTTGTCCTTGGCATTGATCAGGATTTGGAGTTCAGACTTGCCCACCGCCATTAGGGGTTATTACTCCTTGCGTCCCGTTTGGCCCAGCGTTCCTCGGTCTTTTGGTGTTCGGTTTCGGCCTTCATCACCATCATCCAGCCATCAATGACCGCCGCAGGGGTGGCGCAAAACTCGCGCCATGACACCTGCATCCGTTGGCAGAGCAGGATTGGCATTAGCTGTTGCGGGAATCCGGCGCTACCGAGGAAATGGCTTCGTAACGCCCGTTCAAGTTTCCCGCTTCTTCCTCCGACCAGCAGTTCAGCCGAATGATTTCCCGGCCTATCCACTTGGCGGTCCGGTCATCCAGCAGCGCCTTGTTCTGCTCGGTCAGATCCTGTTCATACGACCAGGTAGCCAGCCCGTATTTGAGCAGGGTGCCAAGATCGTATTCATCCAGCGGATCATCGGATGAAGGGGTGGCCGTTGCATCCTCGGCCCGTTGCGGTAGCGCGGCCATGATGTCGGGGTCAATCCCTTCCATTACCGCGAATGACCGCCGCGTGCGGGCCAGCTGGGCTTCATCCCGTTCGGGCCATGCGAGAAGCCGAAGGCCAAAACTGGCCCCCGGCTCCCACGGTGGTGTGACTTCAACCGGATGCTCATGATTAATCAGTGCCATTTGGTCCCTCCTTAAATGGCTATGCCGGAAAGCTGGAAAGCGCATTTTGGACGGCGTAGGTCACATCGACCGCACCCGTCGGATCGTACTGACTGACCAGGTGCAATGACACGACCGAGTTGCCGTCACGATCTGCGCCCAAATCCTGCATCGAATCATCCGCATGAACGAATGACCCGCGTACCTTGATCTCGTGGTTCAGGCTAGCGTCAGGCGATCCAAACGCATCACCCTGCAACTTGAGTTCAATGAACCGCTTGCTGCCCAGAGCCTTGGCCGCCAGTTCTGTCTCGTACAGGTTCGAGCCGCCCGTGTCGAAGGTGGCCTGTATCACCAGGTCCGTGGTCCGCGTTTGCGGTTCAACCCCAGCGAAGTCAAGGTCACTGCGGTTCTGGAGGTAGTACTGCGGCATCACAAATGCCGACTGGCCGAGAGTGAAGCCGTATATTTGTCCAGAAATCGTGGTGTTACCCACGTTCGCCCATGTGGTGTCAAGGCTCATCTGCCAGCGCAGGTTCGCCGCAAACGCCACGGCTGGAAGCGCGATGCCGGATGTGTAGGTGGACTGGACGCTCTTGCGGGCATCCATTGACCATGTGATCTGCGGCAGGGCGTCCACCCCACCAGTAATCTCGAACGATGTGGTCACCCCAAACGGAGCCTCGATCTCCTGCTTGGCTGCACCTGAGTCCACCACCATCTCGATGGTGTACGGGTCAACACTGGGCGCAGTCTGGGATGGCGCAAACGTCCAGAGGCGGGCTTCACCTGTGCCTGGCGTAGATGGGGTTACCCCACCCTGGACCCCACTCAAAAGTGGCAAAAGCACCTGGTTGAAGTCGAGGTCTGTTGAGATCTCAAGCTGCGAGGCCTCACGGGTGATCACGGGCGATGTTGCAGACCTGGAGAGGACGCCCGAAAGCTGCCCCTCGAACATCTCCTGGGTCTGAAGGTGCCGAAAGGTGCCACTGCGGGTTAATACCCGCCGGGTGGCGGCCACAGCGGTCCCGTCGGTGCTTTCCTTGCCGACTTGTATCAGCGTCAGGGGTTGTATTCCGGCAGCCATTACTTATCTCCTGCGGCTTGTTTCTTAGCCGATTCTTTCTTGTACAGGTCGGACGCTTCCACGGCCTCCTGAATATCTAGCTCCTTGACCTCTTTATCGCTGAGATCACGCGCCGGAACGCCGGGGATAAATGCCCCGTCGCCCACGTATTTCCAAGCCATCAATACCTCCTCATGAGATGCTCGCGGCATCCTTGATTTCACAGTCAAGCAGTAGGTCCAGCCCAACGTAGTCAATACCCGCCCACTGCAATACGCCCAGCGTTGGATCGCTGCCACGCAGGAAGCATTGATTGACCGACCCGTTCAGGGTGACATCGGCGTTCTGGGCGGTGATCAGGGCGGTCATATAACTGGACGCGATATCTGCCGCCTGATCTTGGTCGGAGTCGTGAACAATCAACTGCATACGGATGGTGTAAAACAAGATCCGCAGCGAGATGTCCAGTTCCTGGTTGGTCAGGGTCCAGGTATTGAGGAAGCAAGGGGTGTCTGGTAGCGAACTTGACTGGGGGGGAGTGAATTTGTACGCCCGCAGAATGGACGAACTGATCGGCGCGGTAATGCTCAGGCTTTCCTGCAGGGTGACCAGGTTGGTCAGCGCGGTGCGAATGTCACCCATCCTTAGACCACCTGGCGGCGATTCGCCGCTCGACGAGCTTTAACTGGGACGGCAGTTTCATCTCGACCGCTTGCCGGGCCGCTCGCATAAAGAACCGGCCCTTGATCCCACGCCGGCCAATGCTCTTGGCCAGGGCGTAGACGTTAATGCCCTTGCTATTGGCCCAGCGCCGGAGGGCGCCCACGGGCGGCGGTCTACGGTTGCGGCTGCGGCCCACTTCCACCGGCAGGGCGTAATTCAGATTCGAGAATATGCGGGCGCTGAGCGGGCGCACGTTGAGATGAATACTTCCCTGTAAGCGACCGGTAAAATAGGGCGCTCGCTGTATGGCCGTCCTTTGGGCCACTGTTCCCAGTTCCTTGAACATGGTGGCCAGCGGTTCACGGTATAGCTCCGGCTTGGTTTTCTTCATCAGTTCGTCAATGCCCCGCGTGTCAATGCTCAGGTCGTTCGCTCCCAGTTTGCCCATTAGAACAATGACCGCTTGGCGTACATCTGCATCAGCGCGGTCACGATCTCCTGGGCCTGCCGGCTGGTTTCTAGCACCGTCTCAGCCCCCACGTTGACCGTACGGGTGGCTCTGGGGGTTTCGAGGCGTAGGATGCCTGTGAGCTGAACACAGGCCTGTTCTATGGCGCTGGGGACCGCAGGCCATCCGAACGTCGCCGTAACCTGAACCCGGTGCTGGCCCCATAAATCCTTGCTCGACCACGGCGGAATAAAGATTTCGGTGTACGGCCCAGCTTCCGGGCCATCCGCCGCGTTGCGGGGCTGGAGTTCATAGTCGGTGGACGCCCACGCAGACTCATCCGCGAAACTGCCGTCATCGTCGGTGTCGACCTTGATGCTGGTCAGCGTCACCATGTCATCAATGAACAGGGACTTGGGCTGGTTGCTGTATTGGACGGCCTGATATTCGCGGGCGACGGCGCTGGCATCGGTGGTAAAGAACCGGCCCAACCGCCGGTCCATATACCTGGAAATAGCAGTGAGATCGGTAAGGATTTCTGCATCCTCGCCGGTGTCCGTCTTGGATATTAGGCCGCGATACGTCGCCGCCGTTGCATATGCGTCTGTTACTGCCAATTGCTAGCTCCTGCTTAGGCATTAGAGCCAGCAACCGACGTGCGGGGAGGGTTCCTACACGCCGATTACTGGAAAGGTTCTAATAGCGGCCATTTTAGGCGGCTGAGGTTTCTGCGACGTAGGTCAACACGTCACCCGTGGCATCGCATATGCGGTAGAGCAGGTTGAGGTTGGAAATCTCAAACGTAATCTGCTCAGACGCATCAAGCTGGATGCCAGTGGTGGCGTCCGTGGACCCGTCCTTTTTGGTGACCCCAGCCCCGCCTACGTAAACAAAGGTGGGGTTGGCAGCCTCGGCTTTCAGGGTGACCCGATTGCAGGCAATGTCGGGCAGTTGCGTGGCCGACGTAACGCCGACCAACTCACCGCTCACGATCTTGGTGTTCAGTATCGCCATGATCTATGTGAACGCTATAACGTCGGACACCGAGAGCAGCCCATTGGGAAGCAGGATCACTAGGTAGATATTTCTTGCCCCGCTGTGCGTCATTGTGATTTGGCACGATCCCGAATCGTTGGTCTGCCACCTGGCAGCCTTCCCAGTCACGATCTGGTAATGCAAATTACCGTCCCCTCCGTCTGCCCAATCGCCACTCAATGCCGTGCCGGTCATGCCTTCGCCATCGCTGGCTTCGGACAGGTACGCCTCGAACGTAATCGGGAGTGCAAGCGCGGAGCTGTAGCCAAGGATCTCGGCCTTGACGGTGATCGCGTTGGCTGACTCGGTGCCTATGGTGTAGGTCACATCGTTCCAGCCGGGAACGGGTGCGCCCGCAGCTTGAGCCGCTGTGGTCATTGCTATAACTGCCATTATTTAGACTTCTTTCTGCGGCCCTTGCGGGGCGCTTTAGGCTCGGCCACTGGCTCGGCCTTGGCCTCGGATGGTTTTGGTGTTGGTTCAGCCTTGGCCGGCGTCGTCGCCGCCTGTAGCTGGCGGGCAACGCCCAGGGCTTCAGCCTCGGCAACCGTCAGGCTCTTACCAGCGTTCGCTAGCAGCCTCCCCGACTGGTCGCCGTCCTCACCGACAAGTTCACCGTCGTCTGAGATCACGATGCGTTCGCCGATCTCATACCGCCGCTGACCGCCGCTGCCTTTGACTTCTACCCTGAGCATTGTCCTGCCTCGCTATCTGCTAACTAGACGCCGGTCACGGTTGCAAGCGCGGACGCTCGGAACCAGACCATTGCAACCCGCATTGTGGCTCGAATGGTGACTTCGCCCTCGGAGAACTGGGTACCAGTCCAGCCGGTTTCGATGTCAACGCCGCGCCGCACGAACAGCCCTGCGTAACCCTGAAGGTCACCCAGTGAAATCGTGTTCTCGGTGGCGGCGGTTGTCTCGGTCACGGGTATGCCGAAGATGGTCAACGGTGCTGCAACGGCTGGAGAGCCATAGATATATGAACCACCTGCATCTCGGAGGAGGCGAATTGCCTCCCAATCAGAAGGGTGTATGAATATCGCTGTGGGGTTAGCAAACCCAACAGCGCGGCACTTGCGAATGGACTTGTAGATCGCATCCGGTGTGGGGTCGGAACCCTTGGCCGTGGTGTTGATGCCACTCACCGAGTTCAAACCTTCCAAGTTCGGCGCACTCCCATTTCCAACCAGGATCTGCGAGTCCAAACGAGCGCGAATCTGATATGAGAGGCGCTGGTTGATGTAGTCCCGAACGCCGCCCACGTCGCTTAACTGCTCGTCGGTGACAGGCAGCGTCGTTGCGATCTTTCGCACCGTGCTGGTGGTCTGTGTCAGGGCCAACGCACTTTCCCCCATAGCTGCGCCTTCGTTCACTTCCTGCGCGCCCGATGTCGCGGTGCTTTCGAGCATAAAAACCACAGCTGACTGCTCGGTTGAGAAGAACGGAATTTGGTCGGCCACTGCAATCGGGCGTTGCGCTGACAACACCGCGTCATCAAGACGCAGGTTCTCAGGCGCCCAACCTGCACTCGTCGTCATCAGGGTTTTCAACCCGTGCGCGTCGATGTCCATTGTGGACACCTGGCTGCCGCCACTTTTGTACGCCGAATACGCCTTTGACTCCACGAAGAAATCGCCGAAGCCCTTGCGCCATTTCCCGCTCCCGCCTTCGGGTTGCGGCGGCGACCATACCGGCTCGGTCGCATCCTTGATGTGCTGGTTTACCTGCTCGTGCTGCTTGGCAGCTTTCTGCTGGTCAGCGACCCACAGCCCCAAATCTTCAACTTCGGCGTTCAACGCTTGGATGTGCGCTGCCACTTCGTAGTCTTTAACAGGGTTTCCGTTAAGGGTCTTGACCTTGCTGTAGTCATAGCCATCTTCAACGGCACACTCTTGGAAGAGGTTGCCAACCACGTCTGACTTGGCCTTCAGCATTTCTTTGCCTTCGCGCAGAGATGCCGGTGGCGTGAAATTATCGCTTTGCATATTTACTCCTGCGAGATTCTCGCAAGTGTCGCCATGAACGCTGCGTGATCAGCGAGCGCATTCACTGGCTTGGATTGTTCCTGCGGCTTCGTGGTTGCAAGGATCGTTTCGATGTCAGTCGTTACCGACGCCACCGATTCCACCATTGACTCCAACCGCTTCCGATTTGCCGCTGATAAGGCGCGGCCTTCCTTGAGGCGTAGTTCAGCAAGCAGAGCCACGCGCTCGGTGTAGGCATCTAATGAAGCAAGCACTAGATCGCCCTCGTGTTTCATGGATAAGCCCCCGGCACTCTTGGCCCAGGGGACAATGATCGAATCGTCATCAAACGTCTCGCGCATCTTTTCGTAGTAGCGGTCAACCACGTCCTTGATGTGGTCCTGGTCAACCTCCGAAATATCCACGCCGCCCCGTGCGCCCTGTAGCACGCCGGCCACGGCAAAGATGCCACGCGGTACAGCCCATAGTTTGCCGTCGGTGATGTCAGCGAATGGCAGCTTGAACCCACCGAAGGATTCATCGTCATCAGGGTCTAGCCAGAAGAACGCTTTAGCGTATGCCGGCCAATCAATCGTTTCTTTTTCACCACTGCCGTCAGAACTGGCCCACTTGCGAACGCGGCCCAGGGCGGCGCTGCTGGCCCATGAATAGTCCCTGTCGTATAACGGCAGGTCGCCGAAGTCAGTGGCGGTCTTAACGGCCAGGGTCGCGGTG